AATAATCAATTGCAGGTCTCTTGTCTTCTGGAACTGCTTTCTCACTACACTGACAATATGCATAAATATTTACTTCCACATCCATATAACCGATTTCCAAAACAGCTTCACTTAAATATGGCTCGTTTTCTGGATATAAACCTTTCATACAGTTGTTCCGAATATCATCAATAAGATCTTCAATACCATTCAGCCGGAATCTATAATCATTTCTATGTTTCGCTTCTTCGAATGTCATTTATTCCTCCACCTTTCTCATAGCAATTTCAATCCGTGAACCGTCTGGAAAATTCCATAACTTTTCAAAAATCGAAAAATCGAAATCTGCGAATGTCAGATATTTTGTATTTTTATCTCCAGCTATCCTTATGTAAATTGTCTTTCTTTTTAAAATTGCTCCTCTTGTACTCTCTTTCATTAGATTAAGTTCTTCATACTGATTTCCGTTATAATTATTGATTCCAACAGGTGTTATATACTGATTCCACATTCTTTTCATATTATTCACCCCTAACAAATTCCGTTTTCTCTAAATTCTACAAGTAGCCCATACATTCGTCCTTTCTTTTCAAAGAAATCGTTCCAATTAGATAATTCTTCGATCGAATAATTCTGATTGTACATATCTGCTTGCCATTCAATTGCTTTATCTCTCCACTTTGCTTTTTGTTTTACATAACTTTCATGTCGTAATAACGCTCTATGTTTTGTATAATCTGACTGTCTCATTTTTTATTCTCCTTTTCTGCAATTAAAAAACAGACAACATATAGTCATCTGTTTCTACACATCAAAATTATATTCTGGATAAAGATATTCCAAATTCAAATCTTCCTCGAACCAGCAATGATCTGAAATATCCGGAATATCTACAATTACATGATCTGAGTGTGTTTCTTTTATTTCTCCATTATGCCATTTACCTGTGTCTGGATCATGATACTTAACTTTTTGTTTTACCTTGAATAAATGTGCTAAGTCTGCCATAATTTACCTCCTAACGAAATGTGCTTTCATCGTGTTATTTCTTCTTTGCATTTTTCAAGAAAATCTTTAAATTCCATATCTGTAAACTCAAAGAATATCTGCTCAACTGCTTCCTTATCCGAACTGTTTCTCCAAATATTAAAAATATCCTGCGCAATCCCTGTTATCTCGAAGTCATTTTCTTGAACTATATCTGCAAGAATTGTATCCGCATCTTTTATCCAACCATCTGGTGTATTATTGTTAAGTTCTTCTACTTCTTTTAATAATTTTTCCATGCAATCACCATCCTTTTGAATTTTTCGTTGTATCTTCCAATAGTTTCTATTTGTAATTATAAATCATATCAATTACATGTTTTTTAATTTCCATAATATCATTTTCTGTAAGTTCATAGTCTGGAGGAAAAGTTCCTTTTCGTCTTGCTTCCATAATCCAATCTTCAAACACATCTACAATTTCTCCAACTCTTGCCTGAAATTCTGTCAATTCTTTTGTAAGAATATTCTTCACAAAAGATACAACATCTTCTGGAATTTTTTTGTCACACTCCCATAATTTATCATGAGATTTTTCTCCAAAATATACAGATAATCTATATGTATCACCGTTATAAACAAGAGCGTAATTTCTATAATTTCGTGTTCTTGAAACTTCTTTTAACGTAACCATAACTATCATTATTCTTCCTCCATATCTTCAATTCGGTCACAAAGTTTATTCAATACATCTTTTAACGTTTCTGCATCAGTACCCTCAATTGCAGCAACAATACCTGGTAATGTTCCTAATTTATATTCTTCATCATCATATCTATCAGAGATACATGACCAGATTCTTCCTGCTAACTGTAAATTCTCCATACTCCATTCATATACTGGAAGATCATCACAAACTTCTGCATCTCTATCCATACGAATTAAATCAATATCGTTATCCCATGCGTACTGGAGTACAATCCGTAAATCGTCTGGCATGATTATGATGCCAATTTCATTTTTGCTTGGAACCGTAATAAAGACTCCTTCGTCATAATTATAAGCATACGGCAAATGCATACTATTCAATTTTCCAAAGGTTCCCTGTGTCAGATGTGCTGTACTAATATCCAGGTACTTTCTCTCGTTTGTTTTCATAATTTTATTCTCCCTTCTTAAAACCGCTGTTTCATCTTTAGCAGCATTCCATATCTGTATAAAAGAACCAACAAATTTTATCATAGCTTGCGTAAACAACATTTCCTACAGTTTTAAAATATTTTGGATATTCATTACATTTCATATTTGTCATCCTCCATTTTGATTTTATAAATTAATTGGTTCATCATTCTCATCATATTCAATCTGATAAATCTTCGCTGCATAACCAATATCTTTTAATTTATCATAAATTTCCATTGTAATTGTTTCGCCACCTACTGCCCATTCAAACGAAAATCTACTATCATTGTTTTCAATAATTTCAATCAAATGATCTAATAATTCTTCTGTATTACTTGCTCTTTCCATCTGTTCTTTAATATTATTCATAATCATAAATAGCACCTCCTTGAAATGCGGTTTTCATTTACTTAATACTTTCCATTTATCAATATTTTCAGTATCAAAAAACGAATGTAATTCCTCTTCTGATAATGGTGTAATTCCATAAACACCATCATATCCAAATCTTTTCAAATCATCTTTTATAAACTCTTCTGCCTCTTCAAAAGTTGGATAATGGTCTGCTTTGATTGCTATACTATACTCCGTATCTATAAGACCTCTACTAATTTCACATCCATTTTCTGTACCATTTTTGATTTCTTCTTCTGTTGCCTTTACTCCGCAATTTAATTCGTAATATTTAATCTTCATAATATTCCTCCCAGTCCTCTTCGCTTAACAATTTCCATAATTCATAAACCATCTTTTTACACGCTTCCATATCTTCATAAACATCTTTCATATCATATGGCGCGCCATTAAGTCCATGTCCCGTATTATCTAGCCACAAATATGCCTCATAGCTGCAATCATAATTATCATAATATTCTTCAATATCATTTAGTAATGTATGTACATTGTTATCTTTCATTTCCGCTTCAAAACTAAAATCTTGATCTGCCGGACTGTACTTTGAAAATTCATAAGAAAAATCGTCACCATCATTTGATTCAATATCAACTTTCCATCCGTTCTCTTCTGCAATCTCTATAATTCTATCTCTCATGGTTTGTAATTTGTTCATATCATCAACCTCCGATCAAATATATTGTTATTCACATTCTATACAATTATTTTCAATTTCTTCTTCTGTTTTCCATTCTTCAAGTCCAACGCATCTGCATTCACAACTATCCTTTTCATCACAGTAAAAGCAACATTTAGAGCATTTACTATCTTCTGGAACAGAAACATCAATTAAACATTTCAACATATTATCACCTCACCAAAATAATTAATCTTCATAATTAACCCTGTACATTTCCTCATATTCTTCTGATAAACTTCTCAATACATCTTTATAGATGTAAAGCTGATTATTTTCTAAATAATTACGCAATCCTATTTCCGTATCAAAGAATTCCTCAACGGCTGTCGAATTTGCCCATCTGTCAAAAGATGCTAATGCAGCTGCTTGCAATAACCATTTTCCATTTGTATCACTATGTGGTTCTACAACCAGGAATAAAATTGTATCTGTTTTCGCTTGTAGTGTGGTTTCATATTCATCAACTTCATAGCCGTTATCCTCAAACCAATTCTTTATAATATCCATAAGATACATCTCCTAAAAATGTATTTTTCATTTAATTCCATGCTCTTTTTCAAAATCCAATAAATTCTGAATTGCATCATCGAATGCTTTATCTGTTGCTTCATTTTTTGTATGTGATACAACAGAACCCATATAATTTGCAAAAGACTTCAAAGCTCTATATTGTTCCATTTCTTTAACTGTAAGACCTAGATGATCTGCTTCATGTTGCATAATTTCTTTAGCATCTTTGCTCTCATATCCGCATGTCTCACAAACATATATTGTATACTGTTTCACTTAATCACCTCATTTACATTTCTGTAAATACTGCTCTCCAGCATCCATCTATAACTATATTGTCTCTTCTATAATCTGGCCTCTTTGAGTTCAGTTCATGGAATTCTTCACACCCAAGATCATAAAGAATTTCTGTTAATGCATCAGCTGCAATTTCACTATCTGTCCAAGCGTAAGCTTTTTCATCTCCGTCTACACCAGAGCAACACCAGTTCTCAGTAAGACTACTCATAATAATGTGCAGTAATTTCTTTTTGTTCACACTAACACCTCAACCTGAATACTTTATTCAACATCGTTTCCGTCAGAATCTCTAAGTACTGCGTTTTCAATGTAAATATCAATTCCAGCAGAAGCGCATTTACTTAGAAATTCATCCATTGCTTCATCATATGTGTTTTCGCTTGTTTTAAAATAAATACTACTGTCGCTTATATATAATTCATTCATAACTCTACCTCCTAATAAAATGTGCTTTTCATTGTGTTATTCTCGCATATTTTAATGGATATTTCGAAAAATCCAAATATTCAGAATTATATACACTAGGAATAAATTTTCTAAAATCATCATAGTACCATGCTTTCCATAATTCTGTTCCGGTCTTTACAAATTCCCTAGTGGCTTCTTGAAATGCGTCATATAACGTCATGTTATATACTTCCATATTTTCTTTTGTTCTTTCTTTTACCTTTTTAGGAACTCTACCAATTATCAAATCATCGTCATAAAACATATTCATACTCCTTTTTTTATGAGAAGTTTCCATTGCTATTTTACTTTGTCCAATCCAAATAAAGCATCAGGAAAACTTCTCTTTATTTCTTCAAAATTTTCAAAGCAATCTGCATATCTATCTGTGCCATCTTCTATGTTCAATACGAGAAAACTTCTATCTCTATCATTCCATAATGTTCTTGCATCATGTTCTGAAATAATATCAAACCATTTTGAAAAATATTCTTCTGTAAACATTTCAATTCCTCCAATCTTTTAATTGATTAGTTTATCAAACCCTATCTTATTATTCTCTGTCTTGTTGTACTAAAAAAGCAGATAACTTTTTCGTCACCTGCTTTCCTTAAATATTACGAAACTGCATCTCCGTATCATTTCATAATCTCTACATCCTTTATAATTATCACACATCCAATTATAAATCTCTGTATCAGACATATTATGAAATTTTAGAATATGTTTTCTGCATTCATCTAAGATATATCCTTCCATATTTTACTCCTCAATTTCTTCAACATCACTTTCATCATAATGAGTATCTGCTATTGGAATACATCTATCAGATTCCAATTTTTCTTCCGCTATTCTAAGTGCTTCAGTTTCATTTTCTGCCTCTACTTCATATTCTTCATATGTTGTAAATGTCACACTATACTTCTTCATAATCATTCCTCCATCATTTCTTTAAATTCTATCCAACTTTCAAAAGACTCTTCCAATCCTCTCGATCGAATGGTTTCCATTTCGTCTTCTGTCATTTCATAATTTTTATCTTCACAATATTGTTGGACTGTATCATGCTCTGCTTCTAACCACTTATCATCGTCTTCAATTTTATCGACTTCTACTAATAATTTATCAAGTTCATTCATAGTAGTCAACCTCCAATTCATGTCAACAATCAATAAAGAAAATCGTTCCGTTAAATATTTATTCTCTCTTTTTTTAATGAAATTTCCGTTTCAATTATATTCCAAACGCCATAAATACAATCGCACACAGCAACATACCAAATGCTGTAATCGCTAAAGCTCCTTTAATTGTCAAGTTAACTCTTGACATATGACTTCCCATATACCAACATGTCAAACTAATTAATGCACATGTAATTCCTCTCATTTTTTATCTCCTTTGTTCTCAAAACCTTTCTCTTTATAAGCATATTCTCTGTCATAAACTTCTTTATAGAATTGAATATCCTGTGCTGTTGCTCTTTTTGCTTTCTCTATACAATTTTGTAAAAAAGCCAAACTTTCTTCCTTATTCAAATGTTTTCCTCCTGATACTTTCCGTTTCATTACAACTCATAATCTCTGCATAAATCCAACACTGTATCAATAATATTCTGTACGGAATCAATTCCATACCCGCTTAACATATCGAACGAAACATTGTCAGATGCGTATACTAAATCACAATAATGACACCATCCATCTTCTTCGTTATTAACAAATGTAATCTCAAGATTCACTTCGTTTGTTAATGGATATTGCCAAGCTCTGTCATCAAATGATATTGGTCTATTTCCATTTCCGCTCCACATTTCAGGGTTCATCTGATTAAAAAAATTTTTTACAATTTTTTCTGCCGTTTCTCTTTTCATTATCATCACTCCTAATTTTGAATTTTCTATTTCATTCTAATAAAAACATAAGACACCATCATATAAGTCCGGTGCAAATTCCTCAATTCCCCATCGTGTAATATCTAATGGCAATCCTAAAGTTTCTAATAATTCTTTTCTTTGACATTTCATTTTTTCAAATGCATCGTTTTCATTATCTGCATAGACAACACATCCGAAATTCTCTTGTGCTAAATAAAATACTTTCATATTGCTTTCCTCCACATAAATTTGTTTTCATAGATTTATTTTATCCTTGCATAAGTTATAAATAATTCCTCGTAGATCTTCAATTTCTGTTTCCGAAAGATATTCGCTTCTGTTAGTCTCCGGAATGTCATAAATATTACAACTATCATTTTCAAACCATATTTCAAAAATATAATACCATATTCCATTATCACAATTGTATTCACAGTGGATAAAATATGAATTTCCATCTTTATCAATCAACTCTCCATCACCAATGTCCAATGCAAAAGAAGTATCATCATTCCAATATGAATTGCATTTGAATTTTCTTCCATTTCCCCAATCTATTTCATAAAGGAGATTTTCGGTTTCTATATATTTCATTTCTATCACTCCTAATTTTGAAATCTACGTTTCATTTTACTTCGTCATTATAGTAGGTATTACCATCGTCACATTCTAAAATAATATATTTTCCATTCTCCGATTGGTAAGTTTGTAATACAGTTACGACTTCACCTGTTTCTTTAATAGTTACTTCATCTTCATTATGTAATCCTTTTGCATTATTAAATGTCATATAAATTTCTCCAATTCTTTTTATTGACTTACTTCCATAAGATTATGTGCATAGCAATATTCAACCTTTTTCATCATGTATTCTGGATTTGCACTACACAACATAAAATCTTCTCTTAATTCTGATGGATGGCAGCCTTTTGCAAGACCTTGTTTTTTCCTTACTCTATCATTTTTCGTCTTGTTATGGATGCAAATACTATTGTATGAACCAAGCCAAGTATTAGGATTCCATTTATTTGCAAATACGCAAAGATAATCTTTTCCAACTGTTACATCATAGTATTTTTGATTGTCATTTTCTCCATATTTCCATTCATATTTCATAATAGTTCCCTCCAATTAAGAAATCATCGTTTCATGCAGTTTATGCATTCAAACATTTATTGTAAAATTCTGGTAAATAATCCTTTCTATACATTTCATTAAACAATTTTTCCAACAACTCTTTTGAATGCAATGTCTTTTCTAAATCTCTTAATCTGTATTTATCATTCCAATAAGCAAAATACCATCTATTATCTTCTGTATCAAATATATAAGTAAATTCTTCTCCCAATACATCTGAGAGGTATTCTGTTTCCAATGGCTTTTCATCTTCCCATTCTGTAGTTTCACAACAATCTTCCCATCTGTTGATGGCTTATCTAAATGCTCTTTATATGTTTTACTTCCACCTTCTTCAACTGTAGAACCAATGCTTGATGTATTTCCTAATGCAATCAATTCTTTTACCTTATTTACATTCTTATAATATTTGTATAAGGTAATACCCAATCCATCAATATAACTATCATGGTGATTATAAATATATTTATATTTTCCATTTTCTTTAATTGCTACATATCCTCTTGTGCTCATATTATCTCCTTCCTTTCTACAGTAAATAATCGTTTCATTTAGTTGAAATTAACATCAATATCATATTGAAAATCACGCCATGACCACCCATAATATTTATCACATATATAATTTAGTAATGTTTCTGGTGTCCTTCCAGTTTTTCCATAAACGTCTTCCTCGTCTTCTTTACAGAGATATTCATGTTCTTTTTTTAGTGCGTCCAGTATTTCCGCATTACTTACGTTGCTTGGTACCATTAATTCAAATGTCTCAATATCATCTCCGTCATCCCAAAAGAAATTTATTCTTAAATTTAATGTTCTCATATTTTCCTCACTTTCTATATCAAGTAAATTATGGTTTCATTTAGCTGCTTCTATTACAATGGTAGAATCTTGTGTTGTGATATACTTTATTTTCATATCAAGAATACGATCCAATGGTTTGTTAAAACCGTCTCTTTGTGTGCAAAAAATCAATTCTGCTCCATTACCATATTGCTTTCCGTCTGAGCAATCATAAATATCATAATTACAATTACAATCAAAATCATCATTATAAACTAAATCGCCAACAACCATTCTTGTATCCTCCGATCATCAATTTCTTGTTTCTCTTTTTCATAGATCTGTTCAAGCTCTTCATAAGTTACAGTTCGAGAATTATAACCTATACTTCTATAATATTTGGTATAATGATTTGCATTCTCTTTATCACAGCTTGTACATGTTTTTATTAATCCAGTATGTTTTTCTGTTGCAATCACGCAGACAACATTATCTTCCATAATTATTTCCTCTCTTTTCCTCTTTCCGTTTTTATTCTCTTGTACATTCTAATTTGTATTTGTTTCTTTCGTATTGACCACCGAATCCCATATCACTTGCTGATTCTAATGCCCACAACGCTTCTTTTTCGTCGTTTGTGATGTTCAAAACAATATCATATATATCTCTAATATTATCTGTTTTTGTCTGCATTGCCAGATATCCTAATGGATTAGCCTCTGATATAATAAACATAATTTCTTCCTCCATTCCTGAAATTATCGTTTCATACTATCTTCCTTTCGTTTAATACTTTATACAATCACATATACGTATGATGCAATCATCTTCTGTAATAAGTCCACGCTCTCTCATTTTGACCGCCCTATCAATTCGCTTAATGGCGTCTTCTTTTCGTTCTTTCCTTATTAAATCGTTATTCAATAGTCTTTTTTTCTTTGCTTCTGCATATTGTTTGATATATGGTTCTATTGTCATATCTTCTTCTCCTTATACAATGAAAATCTTGTTTCATCTAATATTAATTTATGGGTTCTACCATATCAAATCTTGCCACGTTCAGTTACCTCGCTTTTAAATTAGAATTGTATGTTGCAGCAATTTCCATACATTGACTTCTACAATTCTGCTTATACTCACAGCTGCCACATTCATCTGTTTCACTTTCCTGATATGATAAGATTTTGTCTTCATAGTCATTTTCCCAATGTTCCATTTCCGTTTCTCCTAAATTCCGAGTAAATCTTCTAATTCTCTCATCCGATCATGCTTAAAACCAATACATACAAGTGCCTGAAGAATACCTTCTGAATATCCTCTGTGATTTTCAGCTTTCATCCGTAAAATTTCAAAATGCACTCTGCTATCGGTTTCATTTGCTTCTGCAAATTCTTTAATCGCCTGATTTGCATTTCGAATTCCTTCTTCCATAACTCTTTTGCAATTTTCACATTCTGTTTTATTCATTTACATCTCTCTCACTTTCTGTTATAATAACTATTCAAGGAATTGGGGGCTTACATGGAATTTCCATTGCCCCATTGCTGTTAGCCTTCAATATATTCCCAGGCTTCTCGTTCTGTTGGAAAAGCAATGCTGCATCCTGGGATATACCAGTTTCCGTATTTCATGTACGGCATAGCTACACACCTCCTTGTATGTATTTATAGAAAAAGCAGAGATGGCGTTCTCTGCTTTTATCTATCTCGTTATGTTATTCTCCGTTTTGGAATTGCTATTCTATCCGTAAAAATCTACATTTTTACTCTCCAACCTCAAACAATTCGTCACCAGAAAAATCAACCATATCTTGTAAAACGGCATGAGCAAATTCCTTTGCATAGTCTGTCCATATCTTATATTGTAATTCTTCCGGATTTAATTCATTGAGTCCATAATCTTTGACGAATGCCTTTATAATGTTTTTCATTCTGTATTCATAATCTTCTTCAATAGTGTGAATATGCATATACATAATTTAAACCTCCTCATAATCTTCAAATAATTCTTTTAAATTTTCCTTTTCTCCATCTATGTAATTTTCTATCTCCCAATAGATTTTTAACATTAACTTCTGTACAGTACATATACTGTTTGACGGCATTGTGATAATATCCGTCATTATGAACTTCAATATATTTATTTTTCTTATTTCTATAGATTTTTATTACCACAATTTTCACCGTCTCTCTTTTTCAAATCTCTTCAAGAATCCATTTCTCAACAAAATCAAGTACAACTTCAGGGATAACACCATCTATTCCTTCGCCATAATTGAATGTTTTTCCTACAAGTGTTGTTTCAAACTCAATGTCCTCGTTGTATATAATTTTATATGTTTTTAATTTACCAACTTCTCTTACTAATTCTACTCTCAAAACATTCATTCTTTTTTCCTCCTTTTAAAATCTTAGTTTCATTTTCGTCCTATTAAATGTAATGCTTTATAACAATCTTTTTCATTGAATACTACAATATCCGTATTATCTCCTGACATATCATCTGGACACCATTCAATGTCACTTGATTCCATAATATCAATTTCTCTTTTTGTAAGATTTTCAATAATATATTCGCTCATCGTTTTCTTTCCTTTACACATTATTTTCACTATCAAATAAAATTAATGGATATTTACCAAAAATTTCTTCTGGATGACTTTTCATATAGTATTCAGTTTCTTTTGGCGTTTTGAATCCATGGATTTCTTTATGATTGTCATCTTTATCATAATAATCTAATCTATACATATTATCTGCCTTTCTAAAGAAATGCTAATTTCACTATACCAATTCTTCGTATCTTGCATCAGCTACTCTTTGTAATCGCTTAATGTCCCAGTCTTCAATAAAAACAGTATCATCATAAAATCCAACAATTTCTCTTACATCATCCCAAAATGTTTTCTTGTTTGTAAGCTTTTTAATTTTTCGTTCCATCGTATATACATTAGTCTTCATTGCTTTCTCCTTTCACTATGAAACACGCATTTTTTATATTATACGTCCATTGTATTATTTGAAATAATTATTCCGCCTTATCTAGCAAAATGTTACCGACTTCTTCCACTGTAAGTTCCCTATTAATCTTCATTCTCTGTGCCAGGATTATTAGTCTCATTTAAATTAGTCTTAATAGAAAAATCTCCAAAATACTTATCTTGTGCCTTTTTTCTGCAAATAGTAGCTTCTTCAATTGTATTAAATCTACCCAAGAATATTGTTTTACGGTTTACCTTAATTGTTGCTGCCCATTTTTGTTTTTCATTATCAAAATGAACCCCTGTGACTCCTGATGAATTATTCTTACTTAGTGATGCATTACGGCAATTCTCTGTATTTGTACAGATACGAATCTGAGACTTTCTGTTATCATGTTTTACATGATATATATGATCTACAATTATATCTCTATCTGTTAATCCTAAAATCAATCTATGCATTCTAATTGGATGATTATCCCCGCTATTTGCGACCACGTATCCGCTCTTGTCTATATGCCAATTATAATTTTTTATCAAATCATAATCTTCCAAATCAAAGTAAAATTCTTCTCCTTTTGTGGTATAGCTTATACCAAACGAACCAGTTAAATCATAATTATTAAATTTACGTTTGATTCCAGTATCGTTTATTTTTTGTAAATTTTTTCTACAATGCTCCAAAATAACACAACCACAACTCTTTGTGTGACCACTCTTCAAATCTTTTTGTCTTACTGGAAAAATTTTATCTGAATTGCATTCACAAAACACGTTCCATCCAGCTATCTTCCTTCCACAATCAATAAAATCTTCGGACTGAGAAACTACAGTAAGTCGTCCAAATTTCATACCTACTAAATTTTGTTTAGTTTTGACCATTTTTTACCTCACTTGATTTTAATTTACTTCTAATTCGTTCAGTGTTTTATTATTTTTATGTGTGCCACCCTTTCCGAACCGCAAATCCCTTTGTAGGATAACACTCAGCCTGCATCCATTCATTGATTGGCGTGGAATACGTTTTATGTATAAAGAGTGGATATAGATTTCCGTCTGATAATTTTCTTAAAAGCTTGTATGCTTTATCTTACTCCTCCATTTCGATTCCAAATTCTTCCCATAACAACCGCTCGAACTTCGGATCTCTCTTTATGTATTCCTGTAAAAACAGTTCCGGTTCACACGGCGCAAGTTTACAATGTAAGTCCTCCCGAATATCATCGTCCATATATGTGGCAATATTATCCATTAACTCCTGCTTCAACTCAAATCTTCTTCCAAACCGTAACATATTCATCATCCTTTCCAATAAAATAAGAGACCAGATTATATCTAGTCTCTTTATTATTCTCTGCTTTCCGCTGCAATTCTTGCCAGTTCTCTTACCTCATCGGCATTTTCTCTCATGTAATCTCCAAACTTATCTTCGTCTGGCTCCTCATCTCGTTCATAACACTCCTCCCTATATCGTTCCCACATTGTGTCTTCAACAATTGTTGCATTGATTCGCTTTCCTTTATATTCAATCTCGGGATCGTTCCATTCTCCATGCCATATAAATCCTACACCTGTAAGACCATACCAATCTGGAAGTTCTTTCATTTTCCTAAATAAAATTCCTTCAATGCTATTATCTCTTTCCAATGTACTAATCATATTTTTCACCTTCTAATAGTCTTCATCAATACATTCGTCTGCTTCGCTATAATATTGACCATCATATCCTTTTTCCATTAATTTCTCCCAACAATCATAGCATACCAATCTAAAAGTAATCCCGTGACAGTCTCTTGTAAAATTCATATCATTTCTTTCTACTTCTTTTCCACACACTGGACAAATTCTCATATCCTTTTCTTCCATATTTTTGTTCCTTTCTATTTATACATTTCTCCATCTTCTGTTCTTGAAATCGTTCTTTCAACTGGTTTTATATAACTTCTTTCCAATCAAGTATCTGTTTATATCCGTCTGCCTGTAAGATGTGAATTTCTTCATCCTTGTCAAGCTCATATCTGTTTTTGAAAAATTCTTTTAATCCCTCTTCTCTTTCTGCTCTCCACAATTCATCATGAGTAATTATATCTCCAAATTCTTCCTCATCAGTTGTTACGGTAATATCAGAAATCTTTCCAAAATACATTGCTTCAAGTAAATCTGTATCCACATCTCCCTTGATAATGTAATCTTGCCAATCACCTTGACAATAACCTCTAATTGTTCCGTCTTTAAAAGCATCTTTTGGATAAAGCAACCGTAATACATCAACTATAATATCTTCTGTACATCTGCATTTATCGTAAAGTTCCTTTAATTTTGCATTTACTTCTTCGGATGTATATTCAGGATACTCATCGTAGCAATCAATATCATTCAGTATGTCTTTCGCTGCCTGATACCATTCGGCATCTGTACATTCTTTATAATATCTATTACCAGCAAGGATTACCTGTTCATCAAAATTGTCACACCCACAATAATCTTTCCACACATCATTATCATTGTATAACCACCATGTTCCATCGCCTGTGTTATCAATTCTAATTTCTACCATTCCGTTCTACCTCCATTATGCTGTCTTACTCATCTCAATATATTTTGCAATTCTCTTTTCAGCTTTAACCTTTACATCTTTAATATTAACTGGTAGAATCAAGAAGCTATATGTATCTCCCTTAATAATCCACGGGCAAACCTCTTTTGTCCCATAGAAAATCGGGTATTCAGAATCTACGATACTCATTACATCTACAAGAAAATTTGGATTAAAGCCAATATAAAAATCTTTTTCTGGTTTCTCTTTGACTTCGATTTCATCAAAAGCTTCATATCTCGTTGTACTTGCATACGAGTATAAATTTCCATTTTCTGCATGAAATGTAACTGGCAATTTCGATTCTTTCAAAAGGTCTGCGTCGTACTTCATTGCCTCTAATAGCTCTTTTGCATTTGCAGTAAATTTATAATCCCATTCATCCGACAACATCTGATTTACTTTGAAGTATTCACCATCAATTCTTTTTGTAATATATGTAAAGTTTTCACTTTCTACTTTTACATACTTATCGTTCTGAGAAATAATGACTTTCCTTTCTGATTTTTTGTCCAATAATTTCTTAAACACTGGAACACATCTGCAATGCAGTTTTACTGTTTCAAACGGATTTTCTGTTTCTTTAAGAATCATATCATCTTCTAACTGTCGCATTCCGATCATACAGTTCCATAATGCCTCTACACGTTTCTCTTTTGTATTAAAATTGAACACGCTCATCATCCGATTGACTTCTTCTCTATTTGATACAAATACTGACAAATTAGAAATTGTTTCAGATAACCAGTTTTCTTTTACATCCAGAATGTTTTCTCCGTTATCTAATACCGGAAGAGAAACATCTGTATTTTCAAATCGTGGAATGGAAACATTTTTCTTGCCACACTTGATATTGATTTTCTCTTCTTTATCTGATGTGATATCTTCTATGGTAATTTCTCCTGACATTTTTGAAATAATTTTAATATCTTCAATGTCGATTCCAAACATACCAGGTTCTGTATGGTACGTATTTTCTGTTCTTGCTTCGACATAATGCTCAATATCTGTACTAAGAATTTTTAAAATTCCCTTATCATCAATCGAGAAGTACAGTCTTTTAAGACTCGGAACAGATGCTTTTTTATTTACTACCGTCATTGCTTTATCCATCATGGTTTTGAGTTCTTTTGCGTTCATCGTAAATTTGATCATATTATTTTACCTCCACTGTATTATGTTTTTCTACGAGACGTCTTAATTCATTTCTTTCTTTTCTCAATCTCTCAACATGTCTTGATAATTTCTTATTCCCTTCTAATAACGCTCGATTGTTATTGCGAAGCGATTTGTTTGAAATTTTGATTCTAGTATTTTCATTTTCTAATTGAGAAATATAAAGTTTCGCCTCTTCTAATTCCATTTTATATTCATCAATACTCATTTTTCTTCACCTTTCTTATGCTATCTTTTCCCATTCAATGTGTGTATTTTTTCTATGTGCTTCTCTTGATACAATGAGAATTTCTCCTTTATAATATCTAAACATTATATCTTCTAAATGCGGTCTTTCCAAAATACTCTGTTTAATTTTCGCAATTTCTCTTCCGCCGTGTTCAGCTTCGTATTTTTCCAGTACCCATTCTAAATCCTCATAGAAATCTAATAATGCACATTCAACTGATCGTTTATAATTCTCTTCCATAATCTCATACATTCTTTTTTCAGCAGCTTCATATGTCTCAAAAACTTCATCTGGATATCTGTCATTATGACTTCCATAGCACTGCGTCCATGCAGGATATTTCTTTCTCAATCTATATGTACCGTGATCAAATTCTGGTTCAATAATTGGTTCTACGTTTTCCATTTTGACAAGATAACCATTATCAAACAGCCACTGAAGATCTGATGGGCATGTAATATATCTGCCTTTCATTGCAGCATTTATTTTTGCCTTTTTCTCAATATTTTCTGTGACAGTATATAAATCTGTGCTATATGTCCATCCTTTAGGAAGTTTTTTAAATTCCGTTTCTGACTGAAATTCTTCAAAAGGAATTCCATTTATCAATCTAATTTCCGGCGGTCTTAACCGTGATACTGTATGATTACCATACATGCTTTCATGTTCGTACATTCCATACGAAACATATAATTTCCCTTCAAATCCTCTTTCTACATAATAACAAACCTGATTGTGTTTCATTGCTTTTATCTCCTTTTTTCTAACAAATAAGACAGATACATTTCTGCATCTGCCTTATTATTCTCTGTCCATGAAACTAATATTTCATCTGACTACATTTCTTCATTATTATATGTATAATCAAAATCTCCATATTTTAATTCAGACTTAATAGTATCTCTTGTTTCTGTTTTCCAATCCTGTCTGAATAGTTTCGCCTGCTCTTTTGGGGTATTTTCTTTGTCAACCAACTTAAATTCTCCATCAACACAATCGTATCTTGTAGTAACAGGTTTATATTCCATATTGCCTTCTTCAATCTCTTTCGAGATTTTCATCTTTAACTTCTGTTGAGATGTACCAATGAATAAAAGTCTCATGCTGGAATATTCTTTCCATTCATTGCAGCTATGCAAGTAATATATTTGCTGTGCCATATAATCACTTTCCTTTACCACTCAGGTTCTTTATCTGTTAAACCCAAGTAAAACGCATCCTTTTCTCTGTTCCAAAAATGTTCTCGCAAATCAGCAAACGATTTAGTTCCATTTTTCAACGCCTCATAATCTGCAAGTACCATATCATCTGTGTAATTTGCATATTCATTTCTGGCAATAGCAAGTCTGAACTTTTCACCTTTTCTTATCCAACCAAATCTACTTGTATTTTTCGCTATCGGATAAGCACTAATTGTATATCCATGCAAATCTGGATATTCTTCTGAATTTTCACTATGCCAATCTTCAAGCTGTATTTTTGTTCCATCTGCCATTACTGCTCTATCAATAGTCTGCATAACTTTCGCTCCCCTCTAATCCAAGTACATAACAATCTCTCTTACCATTCCAGAAATACGATTTCAAATCTGCAATAGTTTTTGTACCATTTTTAAGTTCTTCGTAATCTGCCTTTAACATGTTTGATGTATAATTTTTATAGCAACAGATACATGAATGAAATTCTTTTCCTTTCTGTGCATACCATCCATCATTTGGTGGAAAAGTATTTTTAGCAACTGTACGGAAAGCAATTTCCATTCCGTTATAATCTGGCAGTTTATGTTCTCCATTTAAATCTCTAAGCTCAATTTCTATTCCATCTGGTGTAATAGCTTTATCAAGAATTTGCATACTATTACACCTCCTTATGTTTTGGAATTTCAATTCCAGACTTTATTTCTTCTCTCGCAACAATATATGTTGGAGTTTTTCTATCAAGTGTATAATATTTTTCTCTTATTTTATTCTGTTCTGCACTTGCATCAAAGAAGTCTTTAGTTGGATCATACCAATACCAAACATAATACGTGTGTACAGTATGAGTAATTTTATCATATTTTCTTTTACATCTCATAATGTCACCATTCATCAGGAATGTATCTTCTTCTAATTTAAGACTATCAAATTCCGTTGGTGATACATGATGCTGTTTCTCTTTCCAAGTCCATACAATAAACTGATTCTGCCAATGTCCTTTGAAAATTTCTGCTCTATATGTTCTCAGATAAGCATATAAATCTGTTTTACTTCCCCATGCACAACCTTCTCCAAAATATACATAAGGTGAATCATCTTTAGGATTGAATGATATATACTGTTTATCAAAATCCTTTGTTGTGAACTTATATCCATTTTCACTTACAAAAGGATTTTTACTATCCACATATTCCCATAAACTTACTTCTGCTATAAAATCAATAGCACCATCTGCACAGCCTCCACAATTACCCCAATCACAAAATCTCTTTTCAATTTTACCTATATATTTCAGTTCTCTTGCTGGTAAATGTGTCCATGCTCCACCACTTGTATTACAACTAATTCTGCCTTCGTATTCATAAACAAAAGGTGTATATGGTCGTTCACAGATATAAATTTCATTCGCATCTGCTTTTTCAATATGAGCCGTTCCATAGTAATCTCCATATTCATTTGTATATCTAACGCAATCACCTACACTTGGAGTCTTTTCAGACCGTGTATTTTCTATAAGTTCGACATACATATTTGCCTTATCTACATCGTAATTCATAAGTATATGCGAACCACAAAATCTTGCGTTAATCTCTCTTAATGTATCTATTGTATATTTCATACTTTTCAACCTACCTTTCTAATCATCAATTAATGCTCAACATCTGTTTTTTCTGTTAATGGAATAGGTGTATCAAGCGTTCCCATGCAGTAATCATAATCCCACCAATTTTCATCGTATCCGGATTGCAAAGCTTCAATAATATGATTCACCAATAAATAATTGCCTTCATCTATTTTTAGCTTTGCGAATTCTTTTAACATATCAAGTGTCGTGATTTCGTCTAGTTCTTCGTTAAGCTGTGACATTACATCTTCAAATGACTTATCTTCAAATTCCTGTCTTGTCATGCTAATCATTTACCTTTCCAATAATAATGTACATTCTTTCAAGTGTCTTATCTTCATCTTCAAATACTGCAACAGCTTCATTATTTTCGCTTACCGCTAAACATTCAAAGTTCCATTCTTCGAACCATTTATAAACAGCTTTCCCCTGACAATTCCATATGGCTGCATAATCACTTGACGATGTATATGGAAGTCCAAATATATCTTCAAGTGTTCTTCCACTTCCATATGTAATCCGTAAATTTGAAATTCTCCATCTGTTAAATAACTGTAATAACTCATTGGTAGTTTTTTCTACATCGTTCCATTCTGTTTTAAGTTTCATGTTCGTTTCCTCCAATTAAATAAGGCAGATAGATTATTATTCTCTATCTGCCTTGCTGCATTTAATTACTATGAATCGAATAGTGATCATTCACTTCTTTCAAACATTCCATCATCAAACCAAAGTCATTGAATCTATCAAGATCTTTGATAACAACCGTATTTTCGCACACATTGATAAGAATGCACTTTGCGTTCTCACAGTAGTCTACGGTTACACGTTTGTCATTCGTGTACCTGTTCGCTTCGAACATTTCGTTCATTTTCTCAATCCATTCCTTCATTATGTATAATACCTCCTTACTTTACTTGCATCAGCAGCTTACCAAGCTCATTTGCGTCTTTCACACTACAAATCGCAGTTGCCTTTGTGCTTTCAGTTCCATCTTTCCGTGAAAATTTC